AAGGCGACTAACCCATCGTAAAGATGGGGGTGTCACCGGTAGGTTTGGTAATAGTTATCACGCTGAGTTTACCGACATGGATAACTCTTGTAATGACATTACCGGTCCTGGTGATAACGCTCCGTTGACAGTGAATAAATTCTCTGTCGATGGTGGCATTATCAACAAGCCCTACACTGGATTCTTCTCATCGTATTTTAACGATTATACGATGGATTATGTCCAGGGCCTCGGTTATAATATGGGTCATCTTGGTGTTGATACCATGGGATCAGTGGAAGCCGCAACACGTGCTGCCGCCAGAACTAATCCATCTAGACCTTCGGTTGATATACCGACTGAGCTTCTTCAAATCCATCAACTGCCAGATATCATCCGGCAAGCGGGACGAAATGAATTGGCTCGTGTTGGCAATGCCAACGTGGCATATCAATTTGGGGTCGCACCTATCATTCGTGATGTAAATCAGCTAGGAGGAATGCAATCACAGATTGCACGCCGAGCAGATGAGTTACTAAAGGCTGATAGGAGTGGAGGTATCAAGAGAACGGTCGTGGTTGATGCCAACGCCAATCAAGAAGATATACTAACCTTCTTGCAAACCGATGGGCTGTTCATTCGTGAACCAGTCCATTGGTGGTGTGGGCAGACTGTAAAGGTCCATACTAGATGGACCCAGGATGGGAGTTATGCACCCCTATCCCAGTCTAACCGCGAGTATGTGCTAATGCGCCGCGCGCTGAGGGCCTTGACCGGTGGAACGCTTGATGCATCCACTGCATGGGAACTTATCCCGTGGTCTTGGCTTGTGGACTATTTCGGTAATGTCGGGGAGTACTTTAGTGCTACCCGCAATATCGTTGGTCTCACACTCAGTGACGTAGCTGTCATGAGGCATACCGTTACGACGTGTTCGTGGGGGGGCAAAGTTGGCCCCGACTACGCCGTTTCTGCCTTCGAAGGAAGGTTAGAAACGAAATCACGCGTAACTTCGTTCGTTGCTCCTACTCTCTCATCTGTCCCGTTTCTAAACGTGGGGCAGGTGGGAATCCTCACCTCGTTAGCTGCGACGAGGATTCGTTAACCCTCTAGCAGCTCGTGCCGGGTAACCGACTCGAGTGTGAGAATAAGGAAGAAGATGATGTTCGCTAGTACGTTGACTTTCACTATCAACGGTGATGAGCGTGTTCTGAATCGCATCAATCAGGATGGGTACTCTTCCGAGTATTACCTCCGGCTGAGCGACCGGGACATTCGGCTGTTCATCCGCAATTCGACTATCAATGACAAACGTCGGCCTGGTGTTGTTGTAGAACAACACAATGTCGAACTCGTCGAGACGGTCTATGCGGTGTCTCCGTCACCAAACAACGTTCGTCGTTGTTTTCTGACGTTCTTTGTCCAGCAAGGCGATGATATCGCCGAGTCGGGCGGAGTGCCGATTGCACTTATGGCGTGGCTTAGTGCCTCGTCAGGTGCAGCTATCACATCTCTTACCGGATTTGCCAATTAAGGCTTACCGGTAGGAGTTACTAGCGACTTGGATTAGAAACCTCCTTTGTAAAGGGGCCTCTATGAAAAGCCAAGCTAGTCAACTTCTTCACGTCCTGACTGGCATCCTTGCGGATGTTCAGTCAGCATACCCGGAGATGAGTAGTAGTGTGCGGAAAGATCTTCTGCGCATTACCTCATTGACGTCAAATAGGGGCCAAGGGCTATACACCCTTGACTTACCGTCACTCGATCCGCTACTTCTAGGCGGGTTGGAGAACGGGCGCCTTCAACTTGGTGGTGCTCTCGCGAGGAGAGTATCACGCAAGTGCCGAGTGCCGAGATTATTCTCGGGACTGTGGTTGCGCGTATTTGACGCTGACTCTTGCTTAAAGCAGGAGCCCGATCCGAGTGCTATCTTCTTCCTGAGGAGTTTATTCGCCTTAGGTAAGAGGTTAGACGTGGAGTGCTCACCTGACCGTCGTAAGACGGCTTTGGAGGCCTACCATGAAATCGAATCGGGACTTCGACTCCCCTCCCTCAAATGGGAAGGAGACGAGATCCTCCTTGACGAGCCCTCAGTTCATATCAGCTTGTCTGATTGTACTAAAGGGCTTGATTGCGATGATCTCTACTACGATGAAGAAGTAGAGCTCTCTCGCCCTAAAATCAAGAAGGTCCTTGACAGGATTCAGCAAGTAGCTGATATCTTGTCGCAATCCTTCGGTCACCTCGATGTTATGAGTGAGGAATTCTCCTCTCTCCATTCGAGCGAAGGTATTGGCTTTAAGCACGGACCTGGAGCTGTTGCGACTGGGACTAAAAAGTGGGAGAGATCCCGCTTTCCAACCTGGCCGCATAAGCTTGAACACGTGTTCCCGTATGCATTCTGTGGAGTTACTACCATAGACTTGCGTATGGGGCTACGCCAGCCATTAAATCATGAGTTGGCTAGTCGTATGATCTGTGTGCCGAAGACTTCTAAGGCACCGCGTATCATAGCTGCAGAACCTGCTGAACACCAATGGTGCCAGCAAGCTTTGTGGACTTTCTTGCGTGGGAAGATTAAATCTACCTGGATAGGTAAATTTGTCGACTTTAGCAGGCAAGACCTTTCTGCTTCACATGTTGTTCAAGCGTCC